TTAACTTCGGTTTCGGCTGCGGTGGATGCAAACGGCGCGCCCGCAAATGACTGGAACCCGAACATTTCGGTTTCTCAAACCCTTACTGATTATGCGGCCACCTGTACATGGTACAGAACCACCGCCATACCGTCTATGGAGCGACCGGCCAAGTAATCGAGTACGGAAAGCCCGACTGACTAGGCAGATCGCGCAAGGCTTGCCGGTATTGCGCCCAACTTGTCTTATCAACGGACGCATCAGCTAATTGCGTCCAGTCGCTTGCACTCAACAAGTCATTGCGTTTGTTACGAATGTTTCGCGCAGCCACGTCTACTGGCTTAGACTCAACCACCCAATCACGCACCCACTGACCGTTTTGTTGAACCGGCACACCAAGTACAACGCTCTGAACCATTGGGTCATGCGCGGGCTGTGGGTTAGTAATCAAAGGAAATACCCCAAGCTCCGCAAGATTGATCCTCGACAGGTCATCCGGAAAGCTGGTGTTGGGGTAGTGGCCTTGTAACATATACAGATCAAACGGATAAACCATTGATCCGTCCTTGATCAAAATATATGACATCTAAGACCTCGGGAAGAAAAGTTGCTGAGACACATAAGTGGTACTTGTTCCAGCTACCATGCTTAGTGCTGACGTGTTAACCGCCATCTGCTTGCGTGTGTACAAAAAGATGGAGATTGTGCTGACAGCAGTATTCTCTGTAAGCGTTGATAGCGATGCCCCGTAAACCTCTGTTGATGCAGCAGACGAGGCATAAAAAGAAATCAACATGCCCCTGGACGATAGCGTCAGTCCAGAAGCCGATGGTGTGTTTGTTGTAGCTTCGGCATTAGTCCCGTACACAGCTCCCGTCGTCGTTGCATCTCTTAACGTAATGCAAGCGATTGAAAACGCCTGACTGACTGGAGATCCGGATTTCGTCCACGAAACGCTGTAATCCGCAGGCTCGCTGCCTCCAGCCACCTTGGTATACACGTACTTCACCAAGGCGGTGCCGTCATAGGTGTTAGCCGTTGAGAATCCACTCGGCCCTGTAAACACAAGCGGACTATTCTGAGCGACCACCACGATGATGACAACCAAGTCTCCGCTGGCCGTTCCCGTTGGCTTGGTGACTGTTGCGGTGGAATTGGTGCCGGATGCACTTGTAGCATCAACAATAGTCGGATAGTTCGACGATTGTGTAGGCCCAGGCTTTAGAGCAAATGCAAATGAGTTGTAACTGTAGCTCGTTGAATTTGTTCCTGAGCTCAACGAAAAAGCGCCAACATCTACAGCACCCGAGTTCCACACTACGCTGCCCACGGCCACCGTAGTATCGTAAGTGTCATCCAAACCATTCGTTTGAATGAAGTTGCTTAACTCAGATGGCGTGTTGTACGTAAGGCTGGTGATATGAGCACTACCGCCACCTGCCAATATCATGGCCTTCTGAGTAATAGGCGTGATAGACGGCGGATTGATTAGAGCCGTATCGGTTCCAGAGGCTTGAGCAAGCTGTTCAACAATAATGTCTGTATCAACATTGCGCCAAACCTGAACCGCAATCGCTGCTGAATCGGTTCCAGTACCCGATGATGATGTGTTAACCGAGGTTTCGCTTGCACCCGCAACTTTGACCGCGACAAACAAGTTGTTGTCATAGGTATCGTTGACATAAGCCTTGGTGCCAACAATTAAGTACCCTGATGTAATCATCTTAATCTGACGACTATTGATAGCTCCTGTTGAAAACACCACAACAATTACATCGCCTTCTGCTGGCTGAGATGCAACGCCACCAGTTAAGGAAGTAAGAGAAATGGTGTATCCAGCGATAGACGCTGTACCCAAAAAGCCTTGGGTGACGCCGCCGACATACACAGGTGGAGTAACTTTATTGACGGCTCTTAGGGCATGAGGGAGCAGCACTATGCCACGCTCCCGACCAAGGCTCCGTAAAGAGTCGTGCTCACCTTCCATAGCTCAATCACGGTGTACCCGGAGGTCGCCAATGTAGGCGGAGATCCTCCTGCCCAAGTGACTGAGGGCCATGTGATTGTGTATGCCGAACCATCATTGACCATAAGCGTCATTGATTGGCCGGCTGCAAACCCCGTGGCTGTAGGAGACCTACTAGCACCTAGCGTCCATAGTTGGACCGTGCCATTGGACGGATCTAAATCTACGGAAGCACCATCTGTGATGGTAAAAACCTCTTCCGTGTAATCACCATCAAAGATCAGATTGGTGATGGTCTTGTTACTAAGGGTTTGCTCTAAGTCCGTTGCAACTGCGCGTTCAGCGGGGTAGGTGACAAACACTTCTTTAGTGCCCGCCGCCCAATCCACCGCTGACCCGCTGTTGCTTGACTCAAGGATCGTGTCTCTGCTCAGAGTGGTACCGGACAACGTGTACGTTCCGATACCGACTTCCCAGCTTGTGCCCGCAGTAATGGCGTAATACGTAGTGTTACCGTTGCCAATCACCGAGAACGATTGAAACCCAGCAACGGCACCGGCAAGGGTAAAAGTCCCCGTGCCAGTGGTCGTGCTGGTTTCTTTGACCCGATCCTTGATTACAAGCGCCATTAAGCAATCCTAATGATCGCGTTCGAAGCATCGGCTGCTGGGAAGATCACCTGGAAGGTGCCAGCGGTCGAGGTCTTGTCCGAGCCGAAGTCCAGCACCACAACCGTCGGATCACTAGTAGCCGTGTCGTTGTAAATCAAAGCGCCACGAGCCGTGATGGTGGCCGTGGTAAAGCTGATGTCCGCAAAGTCCGTGAACGCCGTGGTGCCAGAGCTGGTCGGGGTGACATTGGTAAGAGTGCCGCCGCCAGCCGAGTACGAACCCGAGGCCGTGACCTCGTTGGACGTGGTGTACGCCGTGGTTGCTGCGGTGAACGATGCGCTGTTGGTGTACATCGCCAGCTTGAACGTGTTGCCAGTGCTGGCCGTAAAGTTGTGAATAGCGCGCATCAGCTCAACCTTGAAGCTGGTACACATAAAGTTGCCGGTAAAGGCCATGTTATTTCTCCAGAAGAGTGGTTAATTCAGGATGACCCGCATCCCGAAGCCTGATAGCAAGCGTAGCCCGATCGTTCTTGATCGCTTCCTTCATGTAGAAGGTGACTACTGCTTGAATATGTTCCCTGAACGCCTGAGCTTGATCACGAATAGCCGGATGAGAGCTCTGCCCCACCGAGATGATTCGATCAACGGCACGCTCCGCGACTTCCTCGGCTGTTAACCCACGGTTTTGTGTCGTCTGTACTTGAACGAGCCCGCCAAGCAGAACTCCAACGTCATTCATAATCATGTGACTTGATACCTCACTTGTCCAGACCGATAGGTGTCTTGACGATCCTTGCCATCGCCAAGTTTCTTGAGCAACACCATAGCCTCTTCATACCGCTTCGTGTACAGCGCAATCATGTCGGTTTCACCCTTCATGAACGTGTACCCTTCAATCAGTGATCCGTAAAGCAAGGTGCTGTCAAAGTGATCACCCAGCCACGTCGTGTTCGCGGTCACGATCGATTCTGGGTAATAGTAGTAGTGCATCTCCATACTGTACGAAGCATCGGGCGTCGGACCCAGGATCATCGTATCGTTGTCAAAGATGGCATAGTGCGTCGGCTCCCCAGTGTCAGACGGACTGGGGAACGATTCACGGATGTATTCAACATCTTTGTTCAACAGGAAATGCTGAGAACCATCAGCTCGAATGATCGACAACGAGAACATAGCCAGCCAGTCAGACGGCATGGCAAGGTACTTGTTACTGATCGTACAGTTGCCTGTCACGTTCTTCCGAAGCGCCGGAAGCTGGACCGTGTTATAGATCCGCTGTTCGGCCTGCTTGATAAACGTGTTGATCTGCTCAGTTGACGAAAAGGTCACCGTCCCGGTTTCAGCCGAATCCGTCCAGGTGGTACTTGGGAAGTCATTCTCCAGGTACCCTTTAATCGTCTCAAAGAGCGTCGCGTAGTTCACGTTCAACCCATCTTGGTCGAGCTGCTGTTCCCACGAGTCGTGTTCTTCGTCCCACGGGTACGCAAGGTTTGAGTATTAGCAATGGCATTCGGATAGCCATTCTTACCCATCGTATCGGTGTACTGACGGGGCTGAGTGTACTTCCCAATCGGATCTTTAGTATCCACCGGGAAGAAATGGCACTGATCGTTAGCCTTGCTCATGATCCACTCCGCTGGTTCATGACACGAGCCATGTTGCGACCGTACTGCTTGCGCTGGGCGTTCGTCACACCACCCTTGGCGTACTTGTGCATCCGCTTCTCATGACCGGCAACCTCGGCCTTGGCGATCTTCTTCACCTGCTTAACGTCACCGCCTGACATGTACTTCTTCATGATCACTCCTAACTGACCGTAATGGTCACGGTTCCCACTGAACCTTGTGCTTGGAGATTATCCTCCAAACCCACAAGTTGCAACGGATTGTTTAGACCCACAGGATTCCATCCCCACTGAATAATCCTGCTACCACCCTCCGGTGTACCAAACGCCTCTGTACTGGTCGTCGGTGCTGTCAATGGATCAGTCTGCAATCCATTCAATCCAGAGGTGATGTAGCTGTTATCCGGCCGAGGATTCCTCAACGCCTGCGGATCATCTACCGGATACATCCCCAACTGAAGCTGCGGCTGATCAGGCTCCCAACAGGTTGGACACACCAACAAGTTCACGTTCTTGGTCTTAATGACCAGTTGTTTCAACTCTTTCAGCTTGTAGCGGAAATTGCAACGATCGCATTGAGCGATGGCCCAGCGCCCTGACGCAAACCTATTAGGCATTTACGTCTCCTGCGTTCTCCGGGTACAAGAGTACGTATTGCTCCTTCCAGTTGTCTGTAAAGCGCCGCTTAGTGTGCATGATACGAGCATTCCGCCGCCTAGTCTCTACCTGCTCAGGAGTGCATTTGTAGCCTGCGTTATAGGCTTTGCCTTTGCGTACGGCTACGGCCTTGGCACGATACTCTGGATCTTCCCATAGCTTGCGAGTTCGCTCTTTGCGTTGGGCTCGCTCCTCATCCGTCATTGCCTTGCGTATCGCCTCAGTGTTGATCTTCCGAAGCTGCTCGTCTTCCCAACGAGCTTTAGATTGAACAGATACAGATTGCCGATACTCTTCGGATCTTGGCGGGTGTATGACTTTGAAGCCAGACGCATATCTAGCCACTACTGTGGCACGCACCTTTTCTGCCCATTCTTTAGGCAGTTTTTGACCGGCTATCACTGGCGCTGACGCACTTTGGGCGGCATTAAGCTCTGAATTTAGATGATCTATGCAAAGCTGTTCGTACATCAACAAGTGACTAGGATCGCAAATAACAATCAACTGGAACCTAAATTGATCGGCAGGATACTTGTTCCAAACTCGTTGCAAATACTTTGAATGATGTAGGTTAGCCACCAAAGCTGACCGGTGTTGGCGCAGTCTTTTGGGAACATCACGGGACGAGCCTATATAGCGCCGACCAGACGGCACATGCACGACCTCGTAAACCCCAGATGCAAACCTATTAGGCATGATTAGAAGAACATCTGCCGTGGTGCCAGACGCAGCGCAGCCTTCTCACGGTCTTCATCAGCCGCAAGCATCCACTGCTCTGCATAGTCCAGCTTCAACCTGTCCAACTTGTCCTGGCCCTCGGGAATCTTCATGGCGATGTAGTACGCCAATCCAGCCACCATGCAGTTCAGGAACCTGAATGGAATCTGTTGGTCCGTAGGGCCGTTGCCAGCGTCTTGAATTCGTTTCAAGCGCCAGTAGACAAAGGTGTAGTAATCGCTCTGATCCGGCGATGGCCAGACGTTGATGTTGGGAAGAAACGGCACCGATACCGCAGCATTGTCTGCATGGCTCGCTGCCGTTGTACCGGCTTGACCCCTGAGACATCCAGTCAAGGTTGTCGAGGTTTTCCCCGTATAGCTGATGATCTCAGTTCCAATCTTGACATATCCGACCGCCGACAAGCCGTCTGTTGAATCCAGCGTAATCGTGGTCACGGCATCATTGATCCCACCATCCAAGGTCAATCCGGTTGCACTGGTCGCACCAGACTGCCGATTGATCCAGACCTGAATAGGACGTCCCTGAGCGTTCTTATTCGGGATCGTAGCGTAGGTTGATACGCTGATCCGCGTGATGTTGATGTCGGTCTGATTCAGCCCACTTTGCGTCCGAACCACCTGATCCAACAGGTCAATCGTATCGATCGGAAGGGCATACGTGATCTGAGCTTGGTTGAGAGCAATAGCACCCTGCTCAATCGTCCAGAGGTTGATGCCCCGGTTGGCCCACTCAATCGTCATCAGGTTCAGACTGCGACGAGCGGTACGCATGTCATAACCGGAACGCACCTCTCTGCCGGCGCGCTCAAACGCCTCCTCGACCAGACTGTTCAGGTCAAGGTTGAATGCGGTGGTTCCAGATGTGCTCATCTTACTTCCTAAACCTTGCGGTTTTCTTGGCAATACCTTTGGGCTGCGCTACAAACTGCTTTCCTGCCGCTTTGCCCTTACGCTTGGCCTTTGTAGTAGCCGCATACTCCTGCGGGCTCAACGCCTTGATCGCGGCTTCAGGTAGGTAACGCTCGCCCGTCGCCTTTGGCCCTTGCGTCGATGGCTTTCCGCTCTTCGTGCGCCAGTTTTCTGAGCTCCACTTTCTTAGACTCTCTTGCGGCTTTCGCAGCATTACGATTCTCCTGATGACGCACCTTACGCAACTTTTTGGCTTCTACCAGAATCCAATCGAACACATTGCCGTTACCGTCAAATACAGGAAACCGCGAAACCTTCACTTGAAACTCTTGAGCGTCTTTGCCAGTCGTGCACGTTGACCCAACTTACCCGGCTTCTTTGCTGCCGCCGCCAGCTTCTTGGCAGGGATCTTGTCCCCGGCCTTCACCCCCAGCGCCTTACGCAGAGAACCAGGCTTTGAGATCGCCTTCTGAATCCATTTCTCAGCCACGATAACCCCCGCCCTTGCTCTTATACTGCTGGGCTAACATCTGTGCTTTGCGGGCGCTCCACTGTCCCGGAGCTCCGCCTTTACCACCGGCCTTGATGCTTTCAAACAGTCGCTTCCTCATCCCAGGCTTGGTGTAATTCCCCGCCTCGTTCACCCGTGATTCGCCGCCTTCAGCGAACAACATCACCGGCTCATTCCCATCGCGCTTCTTGATGGAACGAATCTTGGCGGGGTTGATGACCCCCATGCCTCGGGACATTCTCATACCATGCGACCCTTGGTTTTGCCACGCATCGCACAACCATCAGCTCGCTTGGAAGCCGAACTGACCTTGCCGCCCTTGGCAAAGTCCGGGTTACTCCGCGACCGCTCGTAAGCACGATCCATCTTCTTGCGCTCACGCCGATCCCGGTCCATCTCCTCCAGCTTCTTCTGTGCCTCGGGAGAGGGGGTTGTGGGCACCGGAGGAGCAGGCTTGACGTCTCGTGCAGCCTTCTCGTCCTCGCCCATGTCGGGAGGGGTTACCGCCTCAAACGGGCCGACAACACGCTGTTTGCCTCGGGTAGCCATCTCAGCACATCCCGCCTTTACGCATCTTCACTTGCATGCCTTTGGTCTTGCCTTTGGTGGCAACACCATCAGCACTCTTGTGACCAGCAGCAAGACCACCAGAAGCCATCTTCTTGACCTTGCCGCCGTACTTCATTCCTTTCATCTCAGCCATCTCGTGCTTGATCAGGGGCTTGGGAGCGCCTTTCTTCTTCATGAAAGCCACTTCCTTTTGCATCATCGCTTTGGACTCTTTCATTTCACCACCCTCTGCAAATTTACGGCCCTTGTCGGCCTGGACAAATTCACGCCCCACGGACTGTGGAACGCCCACTTTTTTTGCAAAAGCCGGGTTATGCGACACGGCTTCCATAAACATGTGTTGACGACGGGTCTTAGAAGGCACCACGTCACCCTCCAAACAGACGCTTCACGCCTAACGTGATTGCGCTGCCCAATGTTCCCGCCAACGCCATAACGACCCAAATGCCACCCTTGGCCTGATCGATCGTGGCTTGCATGACTTTCATGTCCTGACGAAGCAGGTGAATCTCTGTCATCAGGTTACGCACGTCGGCTTCCAAGGCACCAAACTCCTTTGGGTTGATGTCGCTCATTTCAGCACTTCCACCTACGTCTAGCTTGCCGAATACGGCTGTTGGGGTCTTTGGCTGCTTCGGGGAACATCTTCATCTGACCGGCAGACCGGGCACAGAACGACTTACGCCGCTTTGCCCTCTCCGGAGATGGCTTGTCCTCCGTCACAGCGGTCTGAAGTTTTGAACCGGGATTAGCCTTGCGATACGCTTTGACACCCTTCTCGGTCATGCCAGCGCCCTGCTTTGTCGGACGAAAGTTGCCCGACTTCACTGAGGTCGCAATACCCATCCCTTTCTTGGCCATGTCATGCCGCCTGCGGAACAATCATGGGATA